CGTCGAGGAATATCTTCTCGATCTGAACGCCACGCAAGCGGCCATTCGTGCTGGCTACAGTGAGAAGACCGCCTATGCGCAGGGATCGGCGCTCTTGAAACATGTTGAGGTCAAGAAGGCTATTTCGGCTGCGAAGAAAGCGCGCGCTGAGCGTATGTCGATCTCGCAAGACCGCGTGTTGCTCGAGCTGGCGCGCATCGCTTACTTCGACATTCGGAAAACCGTCGACAAGAATGGCGCGCCCATTCCGATCGAGCAGCTTGACGACGACACTGCGGCGGCAATCGGTGGCATCGATGTGCTTGAGCAGTTCGAGATGATGGACGGCGAGCGCGTTCCTGTTGGCCTGCTGAAAAAGTACAAGGTTTTCGACAAAAACACGGCGCTCGCGAACGCCATGCGGCACCTAGGCATGTTGAAGGACTCGCTGAAGGTCGATCTTCCCGCGGGCGGGTCGCTTGTGAAGGTGATGTTCGTCGACGCGCCGGCGCAATCTAACCCGGCACCTGGTGCCGCCCAATCCGAAGGTGAAGCGAATGGCTGATGCCGCGCAGATCGCGCAGTTGCGCGCCGACGTGCTCGAAGCGGAGCGCGTTTCTGAGTTGCTCGAAAACGAAACGCTGAAAGGTGTGTTCGATCGCCTGGAAGCGGAAGCGATTTCCGAGTGGCGCAGTAGTGAGGACTACCACAAGTCATTAGAATCGGACGCGTGGCTTCGTTTGCGCGCTATCGAATCGTTGAAAGGCGCGCTTGAGTCGATTGTGAATACTGGGCGCATGGCTGCCCAAGAACTTGAACGGGTGAAGCGTGGGCAGAGCTAAGGGCAATATCGCGGCGTCGGATTCGGTCAATTTACAAGCATCATTGCCCGAAACGTCCGTCCAGCAAGGCTCGCAAGGCGATGTGGGCGCGGCGTTGGTTGATGACCTCGCGGTTTCTGAGGCGTCGGAATTCGTCGAGGAATACGCGCTGCCGTCGTGGGCCGAGTTCCGGACGTTCGTCATGGAGAACGGCAACCAGTACGTGCGAGCCAGCTATCCGGACGCACCCGCTGACCTGATCGAGACGATCTGGTGCGGCGTGCCGGTCCTCCATCACGAACAAGCCCGGGTGATGACGCCGAAGGGCGAGTGGGTGGTGTACTGACGTGGCGAAAGGCGGTTGGACTGAAGCGGAAATGCCCAAGTGGTCGCGGGTGCTGTTCGAGGAGCAATGGCGTTACATCAGTCTGCGCGGTGGCCGCGGCTCGGGTAAGACGAAGAACGTGGCTCGTTCGCGGGTACTGAAAGCGCTCGAAAAGCCGCTGCGTGGTTTGTGCACCCGCGAGATACAGGATTCGATCAAGGAATCCGTCTACGCGCAGATCGTTGCTGAGATCGAGGAATTGGGACTTGTGTCTCAGTTCGACATTCTGCGCGACGAGATACGGCCGAAGATCGGCGGAGCATTCATCTTCAAAGGCCTGAACGATCTTAGCGTGTCGGCCGTCAAGTCGATGGCGAATATCGATTGGTGCTGGATCGAAGAGGCGCAATACCTTTCGGCGAAAAGCTGGAACAAGCTAGACCCGACGATCCGCGCAGCAGGCTCGCAGATCATCTTGAGCTGGAACCCGGAGTTAGAGACGGATTTCATTTTCGATCTGATCGTGAAAAAGGGTTTGCCTGAGTGCGCGAACCTGTTCGTCAACTTTGACAAGAATCCGTGGTTTCCGGATGTATTGCGGCGGCAGGAGCAGCACATGGCGGCTCTGGATCCTGTGATGCATCGACATGTTTGGCTTGGCGAGCCACTTCCGGCCGTCGAAGGCGCGATCTACTTCGACGAAATTGCACGGATGGAGCGGGAAGGCCGGATGCTGAACATGGTGCACGACGAGCAACTGAACGTGTACATCATCATGGACTTGGGATTCAACGATTACACGTCCGCCGGTGTTGTGCAGCAGGTAGCAGGCGAGCGCCGATATATCGACTTCGTCGAGAACCATCGCGTCGGCCTGAAGTGGTTCAGCGACGAGTTCAGAGCGCGCGGCTACGACGGCGCGATCATCGTTATGCCTCACGACGCCGAAGCCAAACGCATGGAAGCGAACGGCGTCTCGATGAAAGAGCAGATGGAGGCGTTCGGCTGGGAGGTCGAGATCGTCGACAACATCCCTGTAGAGCACGGCATTCGGCTGGTGCGCGAGTCGTTGCCCAAGACCTACATGGACAAGACGCGCTGCGCGCCGCTGATCGAGCATCTGAAGCGCTACCAACGCACGAAGACCGGCCATCCGCTGCACGATGAGCATTCGCATGCCTGCGACATGGTGCGGTACGAATCGGTGCACGCGCCGAAGATGCATAACAACCGCTCGAACTGGGGCGGCTCGCTCAACTTCAAATCAGTGGTGACTGTGTAATGGACCAAAACCAACTACTCGAGCAAGTCGCGCTGTCGATGCTGCCTGACTCATCGCCGGCCGGCGTTCCGGAGCCGGGTGTTCCGGTCCAGCAGATCACGCAGATGGGCAGCGATGGTGAAGCGCCTGTCAAGATGTCTGACGAGGAAATCTCGGCAATCGTCGAGAGTCATATCTCGCAGTCGCAGAGCTGGCTAGGGACTGGCATTGCCAAAGAGCAGGAAAAGGCGATGCAGTACTACCTCGGCCTTGCTGAGGGTGATTTGGCGGCTCCCGAAGTCGAAGGGCGGTCTGCAGTCGTCGACACCGTCGTGAGCGATCAGGTCGAGTGGTTGATGCCGTCGCTCATGGAGATTTTCTTCGCCTCTGGAAAGCCAGTGAAGTTCTGCCCGCGCAAACCCAGCGACGAGCAGGGCGCCGAGCAGATGACACACTTGGCTAATCACGTCGTGAACGAGCAGAACCCCGGTTTTGAAGTGTTCATGGACTGGTTCAAGACGGCGTTGATCTTCAAGATCGGCGTTGCGAAATGCTGGTGGGAAGAAGAAACCGAGACGACGCGTGAAGAGTACACCGGTCTGACTGACGAGCAACTGGCCATCCTCACGAACGACGCCGGCGTGACGATCACCAGCATCACTAGCTACGTCGATCCAGCTGCCGAGCGCGCCACGATGATGCAGTTCCAGCAGGCTCAGCAGGCCTATCAGGCTCAAGTCGCACATCCGAACCCGGCACCGGGTGCCGGTATGCCGCCGTCTGGTGCCATGCCGTCGGGCCAGCCGCCGCAACCGCAGGCACCGATGCAGCCACCGCCGCCGGTTGACGTCTCGGCGCTGCCGCAGCTGCACAACGTTGTTCTGACGATCTCGAAGAAGACCGGCCACGTGGCGATCGAAGCGCTGAACTCCGAAGACTTCCTTGTCGCGCAGACGTCGCGCCGGATCCGCGACGGCTTTTGTGCGGATCGCGTCAAGAAGTCGATTTCGGAGTTGCGCGCTGCCGGTTACGCGAATGTCGACGACATTTCGTCCGATCCGAGCGCAGAAACGGCCACGCTCAATGGGCTTTCGCAGGCGCGCACGTCGCTCGAGGACGCATTCGCCACGATGGTCGAAGACGATGGCAACGGCGACGAGTCGCAGCGCAAGGTCTGGCTGTACGAATGCTATCTGCCGATCGACTGCGACGGCGATGGCATTTCGGAGTGGCGCAAGATCACCAAGGCCGGCGACGTCATCCTCGATAACGAGGTGTGCGACGGGCCGCCGTATGCTGTGCTGTGCCCGGTGCGCATCCCCGGCTTGCTGCATGGTAGATCGATTGCCGATCTCGCTATGCCGATCCAGAAGCTGAAGACTGGAATGCTTCGCGGGCTGCAGGACAACATGAACATTCAGATCAACGGGCGTTCGTGGGTCGACGAGACCAAGGTCAACATGTCCGACTTCCTGAATAACGCGCCGGGCCGACCGGTTCGCGTAAAGGGCGGCGCCGGCATGAATGCAATCGGGCCGATCCAGCAAGGTATGTCGGACAGCGCCGGCGCATATCAGTTGCTGCAGTACGTCGACAGCATGTCGCAGGAACGCACTGGCATCACGAAATACAGTCAGGGGCTCGACAGCGACACGCTGAACCATACGGCGACCGGTATTGAAAACATCACGCAGCGCGCCGATCTGCGCGTGAAGCTGATCGCGCGGACGTTCGCCGAGACCGGCGTGAAAGATCTGTTCCGGTTGATCCAGAAGCTGCTCGCGAACTATCAGGACAAGAACATGACGTTCCAACTCAACGGCAGTTGGGTCGACGTTGATCCGCGCGTGTGGCGCAACCAGTATTCGATGAAAGCCGACGTGGGGACCGGGACCGGCGACAGCGGCCGGCGTGTTCAGCAGTTGACCAATCTGCTCGGTGTGCAGCAGACCATCGCGCAGAGCCCGAATCCTGCCGTTGCGAGCACGGTGACGCCGCAGAACATCTACAAGTCGGCGACCGAGCTCGTGCAGGCTTTGCAGCTTGGCGAGCCGTCACAGTTCTTCTCGCCGCCGCAAGCGCCGCCGCCGCAGCCGCCGCATCCAGATCCGCAGCAACAGCTCATCAACGGTCAGGTCCAGATCGAGACGACCAAGGCACAGCTGCAGCAACAGACGGACGCCGCGAAGATTCAGCAGCAGGAACAGCAAAGCGTGCGCGAGACCAATCTGAAAGCGCAGTTGCAGACGCAGCACGAAGCGTTGCTCGACAAGCGCGAACGCGATGCCGCTACGCAAAATCTTGCCTGGGAGCGCGAGAAGTTCTATGCGCAACTGGCTGCGGATCGTGAGAAAGCTGCGTTCGCAGCCAAGGTTACAGACCCCGCTACTGAAGTCGCGATGAACAACGCTATTCAGCAAGATCAGCAATCCGACGAACAGCAGGCGATCAACCGCGAGTTTCGCATTGCTGAACAGTTGATGCAGTAGTGGTGAAGTCTTATATTCCCTGAAAACCGCCGCGCTGAAGCGAGCGAATAGGAGTTGTGCGTGAATATTTCCAAGTTGCTCAAGCGTGTTCTGCTGTCGTTCATGTTTCATGCTGCCGATGATGACGGCGGTGGTCCGTCGCTCGAAGCGATGTTCGAAGCGCGAGACGGTGAAGACGACGATGGCAGCACGCATGCGGCTGGCGGTGACAATGCCGCCGCCGGTGACGAGTTGGTTCTCTCCGGCGATGAAAACGCCGATGAGGGCGAGCAGGGTGACGGCGAAGACGGCGGGCAGGATCCGGTTTTCGAGATTCCTGTCGGCGACGGCAAGACGATCACGAAGACGCAATCTGAACTGATCGCTGAAGCGTCGAAATATCACGGCGCGAATCGCAAGTTTGAAGAAGCCGCGGCTATCCGGAAGGACGCCGAGGCCAAGTTAGCCCAGGTTCCCGAACGGGAAAAGCAGTTGGGCACAGTACTGGAGCACTACATTCGAGAGTCGCAAGCCTTGATGGCTTCGCAACAGCCAAACTGGGAAGCTCTGCTGGCCCAAGACCCGAATCAGTATGTTCGGATCCGGCATCAGTGGGAGCAGCGCCAGGCGCAGTTGCATGAGGCCATGCAGGTGCAGCAGACACTCGAACAGCGCAACGCAGAGCAGCAGGCGGCAAGCCTCCAGGGACGTCTCACCGAAGCGACGCAGAAAATCGTTGAGGCTATCCCGGAATGGAAGGACCCGGCGAAGGCAGCGGAAGGCGCACAGGCGGTCGGCAAATACCTCGAAACCCAAGGGATTACCGCAGAAATGCAGGCCCAAATGGATACCGCCGAGGTGTTTCTGATTGCCCGCAAGGCAATGCTGTACGACCAGGCAAAGGCCAAGCAAAAAGCGGTGCAACAAGGCGTGCGACCCGCGCCGCGCACCGAGCGACCCGGAGCAAGCCAGGTGCCGAACAGAAACCAGATGGCGAAGGCCAACGCTGGGAAGGCATTCAAGGCGGCTCCATCCGTAAATACGCTGGCCGCTTTCTTCGAATAAGCGCGCCGGACTTCGCATAAGGAGCGAGCAAAATGCCCGCCAATACCGTCACGACCTACTCGACCGTAGGTAACCGCGAAGACCTCATCGACAAGGTCTTCATGATCAGCCCGGCCGATACGCCGTTCACGTCGGCCCTCGAAAAGGTGGGCGCTGATGCTGTGCTGCACGAGTGGCAAACCGACGCGCTGCGCGCGCCGAACGCAGCTAATGCAGCAGTCGAAGGTGCTGATGCGACCTATACCGCACAGAACCCGACTGTTCGGATCGGCAACCGCTGCCAGATCGTGCAGGACACGTTCAGCGTGTCGGGCACGCAGGAAGCAGTGAAGAAGGCCGGCCCCAAGGAAATCGCCCGTTTGTCGGCGAAGAAGGCTGTCGAGCTGAAGAAGGACATCGAAGCGGCCACCATCATGAACGCCACCTCGATTGTTGGCTCTGCGTCCGTCGCCCGCACGATGCGTGGCCTGAAGGGCTGGATCGCGACCAACTTCAGCGGTGGCACAGGTTCGGCCGCGCCGGTTCCGTCGACGAATACCGCGCCGGTCGCGGGTACGAATCGCGCGTGGGCCGAGCCGTTGCTGAAAGCCGCGTTGCTCGGCGCGTACAACGCTGGCGGCAACGTCAGCCAGTTGCACGTCCGTCCGGTCGACAAGCAGGTGACGTCGACGTTCGTGGGCAACGCAGTCCGTCAGGTCGAGGTGGCCGGAACCGGCAAAGCCGCGGTGCTCAACTCGGCCTTTGCGGTCTATGCGGGCGACTTCGGCAACGTGTCGATCATCCCGAATCGCGTCATGGGTGGCGTAGCAACGCCGGACAACGCGGCGTACGCGGTCGATACTGACCTGTGGGCTCTCGCCACGTTGCGCCCGTTCGACAAGGAAGAACTGGCGAAGACGGGCGACGCGCGCAACTTCCAGATCACCTGGGAAGGCACGCTCGAAGCCCGGAACGAAGCCAGTTCCGCGCAGGTTCGCGACCTGTCGTAATTGCAACGGGAACGGCCCCTCGCGTAGGGGCTGTTTTCATTTGACGCACGGAGATTCGAAATGGAAAGGCTCTACTACAACCCGGATACGAAGATCATCTTTGCGAGCGAAGCTGAGCAGCTCGTCGGCATCGTGGTTATCGACAGTGGTGGCGTGCCGGGGTTGATCGCCAACGGCGCGACGGTCGATCCGAGCGCCGACTCGCTGCTCGCGCCGGTCGACGCGGGAAACGGTGCATCGGCTGCCGCGGCCCCGGGTGTGTCTGCGACAGGCTTGGTTACGGCTGACGAGGGAAACGCTGCTGGTGGTGTCTCGGCCGCGCAGTCGCCGGCGTCGACCTCTGCCGCAGATGCCACCGGCTCCGCCGTCGTCGCTGAGCCGGATCACAAGTCCATTCTGCAAACGATGCTGGATGATCTCGAAGGCATCGTGCACATGGGCAAGAGCGAGATCATCGCTGTGATCGACCGCGCGAAAGCGCTGCTGTAAGGGTCGGTATGCACTCGACGACCGAATTCATCGCGAACCCGGACAAAGACGAAACGGTCGTAGTGCACACCGCGCGCTTCGACGGTTTGCTCGATCACAACGCCGAGCTGCGCGCGACGCAGCAATTTGGCGACAAGGACATGCGGCACGTCGCCAATATCCCCGGCATCGTGATCGAGGCGTATTGCTTCCGCATCGGCATCACGTGGCAGGAATTCTTCCGAGATCCGAAGCACATCAAGGCGATCTGCAACGATCCGGACATGGCTTATTTCCGCGTGGCGCCGGGCAAGGTATGACGACGATCGCATGGGATGGCAAGACGCTGGCGGCAGACACCCAGGCGACGTCGAGCGGTATGCCGTACAAGGCCGTGAAAATGTTCGTGTTGTCTGACGGCTCGCTTTTCGCTGGATCGGGCGACTATGGGCAGGTGTGCGCGGTAAAAGAATGGCTTGAACACATGATCACACAGATGCCGAAAACGGATGATTTCGCGGGTCTGTTCGTGACGCCGACTGGCGAGGCGTTCAGGCTCGAGGAAACATTGATCCGCCTTCCGATTCATGAGCGATTCCATGCTATTGGCAGCGGCCGAGATTTTGCGATGGCTGCAATGCATTGCGGTCGCAGCGCCCGCGAGGCCGTCGAGATTGCCTCGCTGTATGACGTTTTCACCGGTGGCGAAGTCATGGCCTTCGATGCCAACTGCGCGAGTAACTGATGGGAATACTCGACGCGCTCATGGGCGGAGCCTCACGCGGATACACGGCCGATGCGCTGGGCGCGCCCGTCGATCTGTCTGCGGATGCGATCAATGCGTTGACCGCGTCTGCCGGCCAGGTTCTCCCCCAAGGGTTCCCACAGATCAGTAGCCCGGTCGGCGGCTCGGCATGGATCGCGCAGAAGATGCGCGACGCCGGCATGCTGTCCGATCAGCCGGGCACCGCTGCGGATGCGGTCGGCGGTCTTATTCCGTTGCTTGCCGGGCCTGTTAAGCCTGGCGCACTCGGCGAAGCGCGCACATTGCTCGAGGCGATTGCGGCTGGAGGCAAGCCCAAGCCAATTGACATTGGTTCGTTGACGGACCGGCAGCTAACGCAGTTGAACTCAGCGCGTGCAGCAAACGGACAACCGGCCGTTGGCGCTGATCTCTGGTATCGCGGGACGCATCACTATGCGAGCAGGTCGGCGGACGGCTATTCGATCGACGACATGCTTGCGCAGATCGAAAACGGGCTATCGCCGACATCACAGGTCACGGTTGACCGATTCGGCAGACCAAATCTCGTGAACCAGACGCCACGGGCGGACGGTTATGGCAACAACGTGCGCGATACGGTGACGTTTGAAACGTCAGGCTCGAAGAATCCCCAACTTTTCTCCGTCATTCCAAAGGGCGATTTCAAAAAGCCAAACGGGAAATGAAAAAGCCCGCTGTGGGCGGGCTTGTTGCATCGACCTCCGGGAACCGTCCTTCAACTCCTGTCCGGCAGCGCCAATGCAGGAACAAGTGTATCACAGGCTGGGAGCGTAATAGAAATGACCATTCAGTCGTATTCGGATTTGCAGACGTCGATGGGGAAATGGCTCAAGCGCGGCGATCTGACAGCGCTTTTCCCCGACTTCATCATGCTCGCGGAGCGGAACTTCGACCGCAAGATCAAGACTCGCTCGCGGCGGGAGAGCTTCGCAATCACCCCGTCGAAGGATCTCGTCGCGTTGCCGGCGGATTGGGGGCGATTGATCGTCGCGAAATATGACGATCGGCCGCTCGGTTTCTTTCCGCCGTCGTCCGACCCGTGCAAGATCGAATTTGGCTACCAGATCCTCGGCGACAACCTACGGCTGACGGTGCCGCAACTTGGCCAGCGTTTGTTCGTCGAGTACTACACGGCGATCGAGGCGCTCTCCGACACGAACCAAAGCAATTGGCTGCTCGAGGATGCGCCCGACATTTATTTCTTTGGCGCACTTGCCGAAGCCGCCGACTATATTCGCGACACGGCGAGCCAGCAAAAATGGATGGCACGCCGCGACCAGGCAATCGACGATTTCGTGGATGACGATAGCGAGTCCAAGACGGCAGAAGACCAACCCCTTGTGATGAGGGCCGGCTAATGGCTGTAACCATTCCATTCCGCGGCTTCACGCCGAGCGTCGATCCGACGACGCCGGGCGCAGTGCTCGATTGTGTGAACATGGTTCCTACGCTGCGTGGGATGAAGGCCGCGCCGTCGGCGTCTGGCATCGGAGCCGCGCCTTTCCCCAGCGAAGTGACTGGCGCAGTTTCAACAGAGTTGCTGTCGGGCTCGTATCGCACGATCGCTGGAACGGCCACGAAGCTGTACGAGATCGTCGGCTCCGCACAGAATGACGTGTCCGGGATGGCTTATTCCGGCGGGGCAAATCGCTGGCGCTATGCCCAATTGGGCAACGCCACGATCGCGTCGAACGGTGCGGATCCGCTGCAACAGTCGATCAGCGCAGGCAATTTCGCTTCCATCGCTGGCGCGCCGGCCGCGCTGATCGTCGAGGTGACGCAGGGCTTTGTGTTCGCATTCGATACGACAGATTTGACGGATGGACATCGTCCGGACGGTTGGTTCTGCAGTGGGATCTATGACCAGACCGTGTGGACGCCGAGCCAGGCCACGCAGTGTGCGAAAGGCCGCATCGTCGACACGCCCGGCAAGATCACGGCGGGCCGCGTGCTCGGAACGAACATCGTCGCGTACAAGAAGGACTCAATGTTCTATGGCAGCTATCAGGGGACACCGGTTATCTGGGGCTTCAGCCAGATCTCGCCAGTGGTCGGCACGCCCTGTCAGGAGGCAGTAGTCGCGATCGGAACCGGACATGTGTTCCTGGGCAGCGACGCACAGGTGTATCAATATGACGGGTCGGCCGTGACGCCGATCGGCGACGAGGTGAAGGAATGGCTATACGCCAACTGGTCGCAGCTAAACCGCGATCGCGTCGAGAGCTATCACGACAAGGAAAACTCGCTCGTTTTCTGGTACTTCTGTTCAAGCAGTTCAGGCCAGCCGGTGCCCGACAAGTGCCTCGTATTGAACTATCGAACCGGCAAATTCGGCCGCGCCGATGCGAAGATCGAAGCGGCCGTTGCGTACGTTTCCGGACAGATCACATGGGATGTGCTCGGCAGCCTGCCGAATGTTTCGACATGGGACTCGCTCCCGCAAATTCCCTACAACAGTTCGTTCTGGAGCCAGGCGAGCGAGCTTCCCGCAATCATCGATACGACCCATACACTCCAGGCGCTGAGCGGTGTTTCGGAAAACAGTTCGCTCACGAGCGGATGGTTCGGAGATGACAGCGATTACATGTACGTGCAGGGCATTCTGCCTCGGTTCGCCGCGCAGCCTACGGCATGCTCGGGTTCGGCATCCGCGGTGGCTGCTCTCGGCGCGGCATCGACGGTCCAAAGTCTCGGCGATATGTACGACGGCGAATTGCCGGCCGATTTCTCCTGTCGCTATGCCCAGGTAACGCTCAATTTCACCGGCAATCACGAAATTCTCGGCGCTGTGCCGCGGATCATGCCGGCGGGGAGTATCTAATGCGCATCACAAATTGGAACATCGGCGCGCCCGCGTCTCTCCCGGCACTCGGTGCCGCTTTGCAGCGCGCAATGGACCCGATCATTCGACAGCTCAACGCCGCGTCAGAAGGACAGATTGCGGGCGCGACTAACGCGACGACGGCGCCGCCGGCCGCTGGCGGCGTGGTGGCATACGCCCAAGGTGATTTCATCAGGAACAGTGCCCCTACCGAACTGGGGACGACGGGCGCAAAATACGTCGTGCTAGGGTGGATCTGCGTTAGCGCCGGCGCGCCGGGGACATGGAGAGCATGCCGATGCCTGACCGGAAACTAGAGGCAATCGCCCCTGCTGACCTGCAACGGGTATGGCCGCTGATCAGAGACGAAGTTGCGATCGTGGAAGCGCCAGACGGATTTATCCCGGAAGATGCCTACGCGATGTGTCGAGCAGGCGATGCCACGCTTTTCCTGCTGCACGTCGACGACGAGCGGATCGGCTGGATGGTCCTGCGGCTGCTTGGCCGCGACCTGCATATCTGGCTACTCTACGCCCGGCCCGGTTTCGATCCGATGTCGGTCTTTCGAGACGATCTTATGATGATCGCGCGCAACGCGACGCCTCACCCGGCGCTCAAACTGACGTTCGGTTCTTCGCGGCGCGGCTGGGAGAAGGTCGCGCCGCGGCACGGCTTCAGACTGCGGCATGTCACGTTTGAATGTGACGTTGACCCCTTGAACGCAGCGTGAGTTGGTCTATTATTCGGATACGAATAACTACTCACGAGAAGACCATGATTACGTTTCCCCCTGCTTTTGTTGTGATGCTTGTCATTCTGGCGGCACTCTTCATTTACTACCTCAGAAAGCCCAGTGACGTGGCTGCCGGTGCTGCAGTTGTTGCCGATGCCGGCGTGCGCGGCGCAGTTTCCGTGGGTCGCGGTCTGCGCTCGATCATGGTCCTGCTTTTTGCCGCGGCGGTCATCTTTCTCATCGGCGGTAACTGGGTAGTTTCCATTATTTTTGCGGCACCGGTCGCGATATGGCTAGCCAGCATTGTCATTCGCGATTAGCAACCACGATTCGTTGACATTCCTAAACTTGTGGCTAGAATTCTAGCCAGCAAGTAGCCTATCGTCACAGACGGCCCATCCCTCCGGGGGTGGGCCGTTTTTGTTTTTGGAGCGCAGGAAATGGATGCGAAGCTGGCGCGATTTAGAGAGCTGATCGATTATGACCCGGAGACGGGTGCGTTCACGTGGTCGAAGGCTGCCGCAAAAGCGAACGCCCGGCGCATTGCTGGCGACATGGTCGGGGGGCTCAATGCGCACGGCTACGTTGACATCCGGTGCGATGGAATGCGCGCATATGGCCATCGCCTAGCTTGGGCATTCATGACTGGCGCCTGGCCCGATCACATCGTCGATCATCGCGACACACACCCCTCTAACAATCGATGGAAGAACCTCCGCGCAGCAAATCCCGCCGAAAGTACGTGGAACGTGGGCCATAAGACGGTGGCTGCGTCCGGCGTCAAAGGAGTGACGTGGCACGAGCTTGCGAAAAAGTGGGATGTGCGCGTCCGTGTCGCTGGTCGGATGTTCCGCGAGCGTCATGCGTCGTTACTTGATGCTGCCGCTGCGGCAATTCGGCTGCGCCGTGAACATCATGGCGAGTTTGCAAACCACAACTTCGCGGAGGCTGCGTGAGCTCGGGCGGTGGTGGTGGCGGCAGCACGACGACGACACAAGAGTTGCCGTCATGGGCGCAGCCGTTTGCCCAGCAATTGCTCCAGCGTGGCGCTGATTTGTCGAACACGACCACGCCGCAGTACACCGGCCAGACCGTTGCAGATATGAACGGCACGCAGACCGGTGCAATTTCCGGGTTGACGAGCGCGGCTGGCAATCAGGCGAACACCTCCAGCGCGGCGCAGAGCTATTACAACTCTCTGCTTGGGAATGCGAACGGATATTCCATCACGAACCCGTACACCGGGAATGTGAACGCGTCGACGGCGGCTGACTCTTACGCCGATCCGTCGAACAATCCATATCTCGCGCAAACGGTCGCGGCTTCAAACCAACAGATCACGGACGCGTATCAGAACGGCACAGCCGCGAATACGCTTGCGCAGTTCCGTAATGCCGGCGCATTCGGTGGCAGCGCACAGCAGCAGGCGACGACGGCGAATGAAAACAGCCTCGCTAACACGCTCTCGAATAACACCGCTGGCATGTACAACTCGGCCTACAACACGGCCGCAGGCGTCGCGTCGCAGAACGCCGCGCAGCAAAACGCCGTGAATCTGGCGAACCAGTCTGTCGGTACGAGTGCGAATCAGGCCTACAACACGCAGGCAAGCTCGAACTACAACAACCAGCAGAGCAATATTGCCAATGCGCTGAATGGATCCACTGCGGCCAATACCGCGGCGTCGAGCCTCTATGGCAACCAGCTGACCGGCGGCACGGCTGCGCAGAGCAACAACCAGGATCAGCTCAATGCGCTGTATCAGCAGTGGTACAACCAGGTGAACCAGCCCTACTCGAACCTTTCGACTCTTTCGAGCGCTCTTTCGGGCGCGCTCGGCAGTGGCGCCGGTATCACCACTCAGACGTCCACCGCTGGCAGCGGCAATTCGCTCGCCACGCTGCTTGGGATCGGTCAAACCGGGCTGGGTGTCGCCAGCCTGCTCAAGGGGTCGTGATGAGTTCAAGTGGCGACGCAAGCAGCATGGCCGATCTTGGCAGCGCGTTTTCCAGCGGCAGCTCGGGAGTGGGTTCGAACAGCTTCGGGTTCACCATGCCCAGCGATTTCAGCAGCGGCGCGGGAGACTCGTTTGCCGGACTCTCCGGTGTCGGTTCGGGCATGTCTCTTCCGACTCAGGATGCCGGTTCGAACAGCTATGGATTCACGAGCGGTTCGGGTGGACTGCCGAGCCTGCAAGGCATGCAAAGCGCCCTAGGATCGACCAGCAAAGCACTCGGAACCCCGACTTCATCGACGGGCGGCGGCGCGCGAGGCGCTGGCGGTGGTGTGCGGCTGCAAGCGCAGAACTTTCAGGTCCCAATCATGGATTACGTGCCTGTGGGCGGAAGCGCCGGAGGGAATTCACTTCTGCAACTGCTGCAGAAGCTTAAACCGGGGAGCACCTCGTGAGCGCAAGCCATAACGCAAATGGTGCGCCGACGACCGGAACGCAAGTCGGCAGCCAACTCAATAGTGCCGGCGGCATCGGTGCATCGGTCGGCGGATCGTCTGGGCCGTGGGGCATGTTGGGCAACGTGACCGGCGGCCTGCTGCAGGGCACCGTTAATCAGAACCATAGCGGCAATAGCGCCGGCAATATCGGTGGCGCCGCGCTCAAGGGCGCGGGGACGGGTGCGGCCATCGGCTCGATTGTGCCGGGTATCGGCACAGCCATCGGGGCGGTGGGCGGCGGCATCATAGGTGCGTTGAGCACTCTGTTCTAAGGATCGGACATGGCCCTCATCGATCAGCTTATCGCTCAGTACGGCAACGGTGCGAGCAATCCCTACGCAACGACGCAGCCTATTCTGCCGGCAAACGACTCAACCTCTGTTCCGGCGGTGCCAGTTAGCACGTTGATTGACCTCCTTGGCCGATCGGCGAGCAACCCATATGCGAGCCTCGGGTCCGCGCCGGCTCAACAGTCGGCGAGCGCGGGCGCGCCGATGGGTTTCGGCGGTGGCGGCACGCTGCAAACTGCTCAGCAGCCTGCGGCGGTCACGCCGGCGGCGTTGTCAATGGTCGCGAAGCCTGCCAATGCGCCTATGGCGGCACAGGCGGCTAGCAACCAACTTCCGATTCAGATTGCGCAGGCCCAAGGTGCGCCGGACGTGATGGTCGACGATCAGGGCAACGCGTCAGACGCGTGGCAACCGAATCCGAACGGCGGCGGCATTCTGAGCGCGCTTGCGCCGGCCGCAGCCGACGCGGCAGCGTCGCCGGAGAAGTCGAAGACGCTACTTGGCGCGCTCGGCGCTTCGATTTCTGGCATCGGCGACAAGCTGACGAACCTCAGCCCCAACGCGAGCCAAGCGATCATCGCGTCCGGCCTCACGATGCTGGCGGGCAACGACGGCACGCGGAATCTCGGGCAGCTTGTCGGCCTTGGTGGAATCTCGGGCCTCAATTCGTACAACGCCAATCGCGAGCAGCAGATGCAGAACGCGCTCGCGGCACAGAAACTGCAGCAGACCGCGCAGCAGCAGGGATTCGATAACGCGCTGGCGGCCCGCAAGCAAATGTGGGAGGAAGGAAAGCCGGTCAGCGTCGGGCAAGATCAGTCTCTGGTTGACCCGCGCACCGGCCGCCCGATCGTGCAGGCTCAGCCCGGCGTTGCGCGCACGGCGGACGTGCAAGGGCCGGACGGCAACACGTACACGGTGCAGCTCGATCGCACTGGCAACATCGTCGGGCAACCGTTGCTCAAGTCGAACCCGAACGTCGGGCCGCTCGGCGACCCGCAACAAAAGACGGTGAATGACGCGCAGACGGCCGCCGCGAGCGCTCGGCAAACGTACCAGAACACTGCATATCTCGCGAATCAGCTCGCAAGCGCACCGGACTTCTCGAGCGGCTTCGGCGCGTCGGTGAACGACACGCTGACGAAGCTGACCGGCAACAAGGACGCTGGCCAGCAATTGCGCGGCCAACTTGCGCAGTTTGCAAACAGCTCGATCCTTGGTGAACTACCGCCCGGTTCAGCATCCGACAAGGACATTCAGCTAGTGCGTAGCGGTGTACCGAGTGACACCGCATCGAAGGATACGTGGCAAGCGTATCTCTCGGCGGTGGGCCGCGTGCAGCAGGTCAGTGCGCTGTATCAGAACGCCAAGTCCGACTACGTGACGGCGAACCGCGGCGATCTGGGCCCGCTCAAGCGAGACGCGACCATCAATGGCGTTCAGTTCCCGGCCGGCACGACATTCGCCGATGCGCTGACCGGCCGTGCGCCGCAGCAACGGCCGAGTAATGCCGGTGCTGTGCCGTACAGCGCTGCACTCGCAGAGGCACGTCGACGGGGGCTGATCAAGTAATGGATCTCACAAACCTTTCCGACGCGCAGCTGGTCGACATCTTGAACGCGGGGCCCAACACGGCACCGGGTGCCGGTTTGCAGGCAGAAACTTCGGCCATTCACCGGAATGAGTCGAGCGGCGCATCGGACGCGCGCGCCGACATCGTCAACCCCGCATCGGGTGCGCGCGGCAGCATGCAAATCACGCCGACTGGTGCCGGCAGCTCGGATCCCGGTTTCGGCGTCAAACCGTCGAACGGAACGCCTCAGGATGATGCGCGTACCGGCCGCGATTACTACGCCGCGATGCGTCAGAAGTATGGCGCACCCGATCTTGCGGCGATTGCCTACAACTGGGGGCCGGGCAACACCGACAAGTGGCTTGCCGCCGGCGCTGATCTCTCGAAGCTGCCCGACGAGACGTTGAAATACGCGTTGAAGTTCAAGCAGCAGCTCGGAGACACTGGATCGCAAAGCGTGCCTGGCGTTACCGACAATCCTATTCTGCCGCCGCAACAAGGCAACGATTCGAATTTTCTAGTCAAGCTGGGCGCGGGTGCCGGGCAAGGTCTCGGCACCGCGGCGGCTGGCGTCGAGGCGCTGGTGGGCAGGGGCGTGTCTGCGCTTGGCGCAACCGACGCGGGTAATGCGATCACGGGTGATGCGCGAACTGCTGCTGCTCGCTTTGCACAGCAGGCAGCGGACGTCGGCGCCGGGCCGGATAGTGGATGGGGTACGGCAGGCCGCATCATCGGCGGCACGGCGCCAATGCTTTTCGCCGGGCCCGAGCTTCTGCCGCAGATCGCGACCGGTGCCGCCTTCGGTGCTACGCAGGGGGCGCTCAACGACACCGGGATTCTTTCAGGCGGGGTGGAAGGAGCTGGACTCGGCGCGGTAGGGTATGGCGTCGGCAAGGGAATCAGCGCTGCAACGGCCGCGGCGACGCCGGCGGTCTCGCGGGCATGGAACACGTTGCGCGGCGGCGAGAATGCGGCGGCCGCAGGCATCGGCAAGAGTCTCGGCGGTGATCTTGACAGCACGATCGCGGCGCTGCGATCCAATTCTGACGAGTTGATCCCGGGCAGCTTGCCGACGGCGGCCGAAGCGGGGCAAAACACGCAGTTGGTCGGCATCCAACGCCGCCTGCAGAACACTGAGCAGGGGCAAATTGCATTCACCGATCGCCAAAACGCAAACAACGCCGCACGGTGGCAGGCAGCGAATGGAGCGGTCGGCCCGGATCTCTCGAATGAGGCGGAAGCATTCACCCAACAGCAGGCTGCTCGCATTGCCGCCGGCCAAGGTGAATTGCCGCCGCTGACGCAGGCTCAAGCTGACGTCATGCAGACGCCGGCCTACGCGCAGGCGATGAAGAATGCAGCAGGGCTGGCAGAGAACCGCGGGAGCGCAGCGTTCGAGAATCAGCAAACGCCGCTTCTGCAATCACTCCGCGAGGGGATCGACAACGTTGCCGGAACGCGGGACACGATCGATTCTCTGAAGGCAGCGCGCGGCCAGACAGCTGACGACATGTTCGCCGCCGCAGACGTATCGGTTCCGACGAACTGGCCGGAATTCACGTCCTTGAATTCGAAGCCTGCATTTCAGGACGCCATGCGCATCGCGCAGACCATGTCCGATAACCTCGGCGAGGGTCCGATTGTTCGCACCGAGGCTGACGGCGGTGGCCAATGGGTCTCTGGTCATGGCTTGCTGTATGCAAAGGGCGTGCTCGACGACCAGATCAACCGCGCGTTGCAGCAGGAGCAGAACACGCAGGCCCGCGCGCTGATCAACGTGAAGAATCAGCTTGTCGGCTTGATGGATC